TTTGCATTTCGATATTCTGTAGAATCAATTTGGAGTTGCTTATTCTGAGTTGCAATTCAGTCTTTTCGTCTGCCCATACCGTAGTCGCAAACAACAGAACCAATGCCGTGATGATGATTTTTTTCATGTGTTTTCCTTTCAGTTTATTGCGGAATATGCTGGAACATATACCGTTGTTCCGGCACTTCCTTCATACATTTTTATCCAACCCCAAAAAGTAGGTGCAGCACCGCCTGATGAAACATTATATGGGGCTGTTTGATGCGTGCCGCTAACATAAACCGTTGCACTATTTGTTGGTCGCCATTGACCCGCCCCACCACTTCCGGGGTCGCTACCAGTACCGCTTACAACACCCGCACCGCTTACATGAAGGCATTGAGTTGAACCCGTGATCGGGAAAGTGACTGTGCCAGTAAATGTGGGAGAATTTAACGGAGCATATCCCCCCCCCGCATTGTCTTGGACAATCATTGTCACTTTATCAAGCGCACGTTCAAAGGTCTTATAGAGGGTAGGCATCCCGTCGGTAAAGGAGCTTAACTGCGTCTCTGGCGTGCTTCTTAAAATCTTCAAGGTATAGCCGGAGGTACAGGCGACAGTCAGCGTCACAGTTCCGCCGTTTAAATAACTGTTGTTTACGGATGCAGTTGTATAGTCAGTCGAGTAATTAAGTGTCGTGGTATTTCCGCTAAGGTCTTTTTCAGTCACTATAAGGGCCGTGCCATCAGGCGTTACGGGGAATGTGAAGGCAAACGGGCCTGTAGTACCAGCGCAAACATAGCTGACGTTATTTACAGTCGTGCTGATTGTTGCGGATGCCACACCCGTCATCATTAGAAATATAAAAATAAGTGTAATAATCTTTTTCATATACGTATTCCCCAAGATGCCAACTCTTTAAGTTTTTCTTTTGCTATCGGAATTGAACGGGTGAAGCTCTCAATCTGGATGCCCTTCATCTGTTCGGATATTTCTTTTACTTCATCATAAAGCGGGTCTAAGCTATCACCCATAGCCACGATGCCAGCAATACGAGGGCCAGCATCTTGAGGCATTATCCACGTATGCCCGTCAAACTCGCTGTCATAACGGAATTTAATTTGCTCCCTGTATTTCTTTGGATACTGAACCATTAAGGGATGCTTAGAAGCCCAATCGCTATGTACGCAAAGCATAACCCCATATTTAGCGGCGTACTCAGGGTCTATCATTTTACCCTCTGCCCCGAACCAAAATACATCAGGAGAGTTTGTAATCATGTTCATTTGCAATTCAAACGGCGGCGAACCTCCGCGCATACAGGGATCGCCCAGCTTTATATCTTTGCCCTTTGCCCTTGATTCAAGGCTTATAAAATTCCGGCATTGATATTTTTTAAGCGTGTCGCTGAGCTTGTCATAAATGACGGTCAGGTTGGGGGTAATCTGTGACCATTTTTTTACCGCACAAATATAGAATTCCCCCTTTTCCTCAGTACCGAGAAGCGCAACGGAAGGCCACAACCCATCAACACCATGCGTATCAATGGCTATGTCAATAGTGCCTTCTAAATGCTTCTCAACAACAAAGGTCATTATCTCCGCCTTTGGCCCTAAATGATATTCAAGGTCGTCAACCTGTCCTTTATAAAGCTCATAACCTTCTACGAAAAACGATTCCATATCGCCGCGCGTCTTATCACACTTAATCCATAGCTTTTCGTTGTCATGTTCTTTAATATATTTTCTGAGCTTGCTTACACCCTTGACAAGTTCATACTCGCCCTGGTTGATTCCTAATTCGTCAAAGTACGGTTTAGCCTCACTTCGATAGATTTCAAGCTCATCAGCGTTTCTGCTGCCCCATACCCTCTTGCCGGAATTAACAAGCTCTATTTGTTCTTTCCCGTAGTATGTATCAGGGAATATAAACAAGTCGGTTTCTTCCCTCACTTCCGCAATGCCTTCTACGCGGTCAAACTTATCTGAGCCTTCTCCGACCTCCGTATCTTTAGAAGAAGGAAAGGCGTTAATCCAGGGGCTGCTATACGTCACACGTCCAAACCACTTCGCAAGGGTACGCGGCAATTCCGAGAAGATGCCATTGTCCTGGATATGGACTGACTTGCTTTTGTAATCCTGAATCATTGCTGACCCCTGATTGTAAACATCTTCTGCATCCTTCTTAATTCCTTAGTGGCTTCCGGCCCTATTGCTTTTTCAACCTGCTTCTGTATTTCCTTTCTCTGCTCTGCCTGTTCTTTATGAAGATCCATGATTGCGATTTCCGCGTCAGAAGGCGCATTCCATGAAGTCACGCCTATGGATTGAAGCATGGACTGATACAGCGTATAATCTCTCGCGTTAAACAATCCCTGTATTGGTATAGGGGCAAAGCCCGTCACGTAATCGCTTATCTGTTCGCCTACGTCTTTTTTCCTACCCCATGCATCACGGCCAGTAAGCCCTTCAATAGCGGGTCTCACCGTTGCCGGATTTAATCTATGATATGAAAAGCTACGGAGGTCTGTGATTAAATGGTAAATATCGCCCGGTACTGTCCTGATAGAATATTCCTTTCCGTCATAGACGAACCCGAAGGGATGCTTCATAGTATAAGCAGCATAATCTATGGGGTCATTCGCAAGTCTATCCGCTTCGTCTCCTATAATCGCACCAAGAATTCTTGCACCTATAAAGTTATAAGCGGCAAGTCGGATTAAGGCCGCCGCCTGTTCTTTTCCGTATGGCTTCAATGCCTGTAATGCAAATCCCGCCCGCGCCTCGAGAAAATCCGGGGCAAGCGCCGCAAGCCTGAAAACATCTTGCAGGGTAGGGTTTCTACCCATAGCCTTATAGTTCAGTTCCCCAAAAGCATGGTTAGCCTGATCCGCGCTTAACTTTAAAAGCTGATCCCTGTTTAATTCAGGATACCGCGCCTGATTTCTTTCAAAAGCATCCATAGCCATGTTCATCTTAATTTCAGGAATCTTTTTCTTGAATAGATATTCCTTGTATTTGTGGGATGCAGGGCCAAGCAGGGGTATCTTTTCTATTAATCCTGATCCGAATAATCCCTCAGAGAACAGCGAAGCCGAATCACCGCCATAAACTTTCAGTCCGTGATTGATAAGCTCTCTCTGTACGGGATCTTCCGTATCGAGTGCATGAGTACCCCACGGATTAACCTTGTGACCGATAGCGTGTTCAATTTCCGTCACCTGATGAAACGGGGAAATGCTCAGGAGTGTATTCTTTAATTCCCCGCTTCCTTTGAGTATGGCAGCCGTGACAGCGTTTTCTTGTAATGCTGATTTAGCTAGGGCGTTTTTCAGCTTTTTGTATCCCTCTTTATGGATAAGTAAATCACCTTGTAAAAAGATGGGTTTGCCCTCGGCATCCTTACCTACCCATTTATAACCCCTTAATGCGGAGTGTGGTATTTCACGGTAAAGACCGTAATCCTCGTCCTTAATTGTACGGGGCTTAATTAGATAGGATTCTGACGGCTTCTCCCCTCCGGGTAATTCAACACCAGAACCCGAAACTATCGCAAGGGGCTTCCCATCGGCTGCATCTTGAGAAGGTAAATCCTTGACGAACTTCCTTGTCAGAATAGCCTTGTTAAAAGAATTCTCGTAAATAGTAATGAGTTTTCCAATGTCCTTCTCGTAGGTGTATCCTTCCTGCTCACCATCGAAGAAGTGTTCAAAAATTCTCTTTTTAAGAAATGCGGGGTTTGCCCTGAATAATCCGGCGTTGGATTCCGCCATAATTCTGCCCGTCATCGGGTCTTTTTTCTTCAAGACCTGATTGACGTAATCAGAAACACCGTGGTCTATCATCTCCGCTTCGATAGCCTTATCGAGTTTTGCGCTGTAATATTGCCTGATGTTTTCGGCAAAAGTCTTTTCTTCGTCGCTTAAATCTAATGCGCTTTCGTATCCCTTCTTGATAGCGGGGTCTTGTGATTTGTCCGCCCATTCTCTGAGCTTTGCAACATCCCCTCCGGCTGCAACGTAATTTGCCATTGCCTCGCGTTTTTCTCTTGATACCGTGGAGATTATCTGTTCCGCCCATTTCTGCGTTTTGAGTCCTGAAACATCTATCCCGCCAAGATGCTCCATGAAAACCTTGTCAAAGTTAGTGAACTTGACTTCTGAGTTTTTATACCAATCCCATACCGAAGCCCCTATAGCCTTGACCTTCTCGAAGGCATTACGTGGCGCTGCCAATGCTCCTTTGTAGATAGCGGTAGCCTGTTCTGAGAACTTCATCCTGTCATTGAAGGTTGTAGTTTTGGGAAGGTTCTCAAGCGATTGCGTAAGCTGGTCTATGTCGGGAGCGGTTTCGCCTTTTGCGCTGGGGGCTTTTGCGCCTACGCCTTTAATTTCGGCTTGCGACGTTGGCTCAGGTTCAATTCTCGTTTCCTCTATCTCTTTTCTAAACTCAGGCACGCTTCGCCCAATCTCAGGGTATAAATCACGAACCTTCACACCGCCGGGAGAAGATAAAGAACTAAAAAGCAATCCCGTTCCTAACCCCTTTGCGGCTTCCTTTATCTTCTGACCTTCAGGAGCTTCCATAGCACTCTCTAAAGCGAACGTACCGCCCATCATGGTAGCCTGAATATATCGAGAAAACGGCTGTATCATTTTGAACACACCGTATAGCGTCCCTGTTTTTGCCGCTTCTATAAGACCGCCGATAAATGGGTCTTGGTCATGCTCTTTTGCCTTCTCCGCACCTGTAACGGCGGGTATGGTAAAGCCGGATGCCACTTTTAAGGCAAAATCTACAATCCCCGGAACTGCTCCGCCCACCGCTTCACCTACCAATTCTTCAAGAAACCCCACGCCTACTTTGTCCGCCCTATCCTTCCAGTAACCAGCATTACGGTTATATTCTTCCGCCGCCTTCTCAAATAGTCCGCCGCGTTCCATGCCTGTCTCACGCTGTATATATTTTGTAAGCACATCAAAAGTATCCGCCATGTTCGCTATGCCGCGATTAATAGCAGATGCCGCCGTATATCCCGTAGCCATCCACGGGTCAGCAATATTACTGAAAAACTGGGTGAATCCGTTTCTCTGTTCAACCTGCTTATCAGGAGTAAAATCTTTCACATGGTTGTCCACGTACTGATCAACGGGGAATGGAGAAGGCTCGGCGTGATGGGGTAAATCCGCCATAGGTACAATATCCCCCCTGCTTACATTTGGCATATCATTCTGTGAAACTATATCGTTCATTTCTTTGCCGCTTGTTCAAGGTCGTACATTTCACGATATTGCGGGTCAACTTCTTCTCTGCTTTTTGGTATGTCCTTTGTGGTCTTTGCTGTAGCCGTTGGCGCACTATAATGATACTGACCATCAGGCCATAACCACGCTTGCTTGCCGGACTTCGTAGTAATCGTGTTTTCCTGTTTTGCTTCTGTGCTCGGCGTATATTTCGGAACAAAAAAGCCCTTTATCTTCTCCCATCCGCTCGGCTTCCCTGATTGCATGCTCTCTTTTATTGACTTCACCTTTTCGTCAATCTTCATCCTGTAATGAGGTACGATCTCTTTCGCCTTATTGAATATTTCTTCTGTTGTAACTGGTACTCGTTTTCCTTCTGTGGCTTTCTTTGTTTCTTCCTTTACCCACTTTTGAAGTTCCTGTTGTGCTTGCGCCGCCTTTTCGGTCTCAGCGGGTATTGAAGGAAGTAGCGCACCTTTGCTCGGAGCAATCTGGCTTGTGAGATATTTATTCGCCTGAGATAATCCATGATTAGTGTCTTTCAATTCTCTATTATCAAGACGACCAAGAAGCGCAAAGGCTGTCCCGCTTTTCAGATGATTGGTATTGACAATCTCCTTTTTGGCTTCATCATAGTTCCCGCCGTCTATTAATTCCTGTATGCGTAAATATTCCTTTCTGTCCTCATGGTTTGAAACGTCTTCATCCGTCCTCTTGCCCCATGTCCTGATGCCGTTTAAAAGTTGTAATCCTTCAGGCGTTCCCTTGAGGAACTTGCTCTGCTTTAATTTTTTACTTGCTTCTCCGAGTTTCCCGCCTACAATATCTTCAATAACACCCCGCGCCTCTTTCTCTTTGCCTTCCCTCTGTATCCTCTCTGTATCGGCGTTCTTCGCATGAATGTAGGTTTCTGCTTCATTTATTAATTTACGGTTAGGATTGCCGTTTTTATCGAGAAGCCCGTTCTCCCTGCGAAAGTCCTCGCTCTGTAATTCTCTTTCGGCAGAACCAAAATCAAAACTTCCGTCTTCGTGCTGCCATCTGGATTCGAGTTTTCCTATTGAGGCATTTACCGCAAGTTCGCCCTGCTCCCTGTCCATCTTGTTTTTAACAACTTCAAGCCTGTTCTCTCCGTATGTTTGAAAATTGGCGAGTTCCTTTGGATCAATGTCCTTATATATTCCCGCGTCCATCTTCTTTAATGTACGGACAATCAATGATGGGTCATTGCTTTTCAGACCTAAAATAACTTCCGATTCCTCCCGCTTCTTAAGAAATTTCTGTGTGCGTTCGTGCAGTTCATGTGCTGTAATGATGTGATCGTTTGCCGCTAATGTGAGCTTTGCCCTGTATTCGTTTTCCACGGCCGCACGCTGGGCTAACAGCTTGCCTATTCCTTTTGGTTTTAGATCAACACCCGTCTGTAAAATTGAAGCGTCAGCATCAGCGGATATTAGGGTTATGCCCGCTTCTTCCGTGGCATGGTCTATTTGCTGTGTAAGCTCAGACCATTGCTGCGAGGCTTCGTCGGCTGCTATGTCAAGCTGGTACTTCCCATCTTCCGTGAGAAGTTTCAGCCGTTTCATTTCTATTGCATGCTTGACCGTGTTTATTTTCCCGCCAAGCCACGGCTCGACATGGTTCCATATACGTTCGTTATTCCCTAACTGGTCATGGTACTTTTTAAGAAGCTCATCGGTCTGCTTCTGAATATCACCAGTAAAATTATTATAATCAGTCCTTTGTTCAAAACCCTCAATCACCTTTTCAATATCGCCATTGACAAGGTTCTCCGTCTTCAGCATCGAAACATGGTCTTCTGCGCTTTGAATGGCGCGATAAACTTTTGCCCCATACTGCGCGGTTGATTCAATACCCTCTGCCGCTTTTTCCACGGCGGCAAATGGAGCACCCGCCATGCCCGGTGATAGTTCGGGCATCGGTACTTCTTTAGGTGTTATTGAGGTTGGTATTAGCGGCATAATCTATCCTATCCACGGGCTGTTTATGCCCTTTTGCGCGGCTGCGTACCCTAAACCCGCACGCCCTATACTTGTTAGAAAAGTGCCCATAGCCCCCGTTGTCCCGGCGTATGAGGCAACATCTCCATAATATTTTTGCAAAGTAGCGGATGTTTCCCCGGCGTATTTAATCCTCTCCTGTTCTTCCTCTGCCTGCATAGCGGTATCGGCAAGGATAAGAAGCGGAGAGCCTTTTGTAATATCAACTCCGGCTTTTGCATAAAGCGACCTCTGCCTTCCCATAAGGTTAGAGAATTTGGCTGTGGAGGCTTCGGATTCTTCCCTCATTTTTTCAAGGGCTACATTTGCGTTATAATCATAGGCCGCGCTTTCCGCCTGACCCTTTTTGTATTGGGCAACCGCGCCGACAGTACCGCCAGCAAGACCCATCCCGGAAAACAAACCCGCCATATTGGTAGCAGTTAGTTCCATTTTATTGCATCCTTGTTAAAAATTCGGGAATACATATATACAGATTCATTTGAAGGCCCGTAGCATTTAAGAAAACCCTCCAACTCAAAACCGAGACATTTAAACCATTTTTCATCATGTGTTAGCGACACCGCCTGTACCCTGCAAAAACCTTTTTCTTCAGCCATTAAGGGCAATCTTTTTTTAAGTTCTCTGAATGCGGTCAGCTTGTATTTATAAAAAAGTGCCGAAATAAGTATCCATGCTTCTCCGCGTTTCCATCCGAGGTTTATTATGCCCGCACACATGACCGGGGCTTGAAAGCACATAAGCGTAAGAGCTGCGCTGCCGGGGCTAAGATACGCGGTCAGCATTTCATTCACCATCTTTTCAGAGAGCACCTTGCCCATGCCCCGGTTACGGGTTATAATATCTATCGCATGCTCTGCCGCAAAAGGCACAACCCTGAGATCAATTCTCATCCGCCGTCTGCAACGCTCAATCGCGGAATTATGGCTTTAAGCGTAAAGGGTAAGGGCAGATCATGGACGATTGTTATTGTTGCCTCATCGTCCCACCCGCCATCTATATCAACCGTTATGTCGCCTGTAAAAAGAGTAGGCGCTGTACCCGTTCCAAACGGGATCAAGTAGGTATTGCCCGGACTCAGGGAATAGCCGAAAACGCCGAGAGTTCCCGGAGCAATAGAATAACCATAGCCAACATTGTAAAGTTTTTTATTATTAGACCCCACCTTGCAGCCAAATGTTTCATAGAAGCATAAAGTAGCACGGCTTATCTTTTGCTTTTTCCCCCTTGATGTTCCTTGCTGGCTGCCGATATTAGGATTCATCGGATCTATTGTTGTGGTATAGGGAAGTCCTATGTGGATTTTATTACAGTAATACGAAAAAGTTATAGTATCTGCGGCAACCGTTTCGTCAAAGATAATTGCCCCGTCACCCAGCGCCTGCACTTCCTTGCCCATAAGATAGGTCATGCCGGAAATTACATTCGTGACTTTCGTGGCAGTTCCGCCCGACGCGTAAGCAGTCCATCCCGTAGAATCAATACCTAACAGCGAAAAAGTATTCGTTGTATAATAGACTGTGATTGTAATTGACGTGCAACTCCATGTTGCTCCAATGGCATGTGTGCTGACCCCAACATCTACACCGAAACCGCTATTGTTATTGATGTCAGAATATAACCAATCGCCATCCCACAAATCAGAAGAACTGCCTAACGGGGTTGTGATATTAGAAAACCACCATGACGTTCCGCCCTCAAGGTTTATCCAGTTTTGCGTGTCACCATAATCTGAGCCAGCCTTCATTAATGTAGTTTTGGGGTCAATAGCGACAGTAGAACCCGTAGTATTATATTGAACCTTAATTCCCCTTATGACCGCATTGGAAGGAACGGTAAAACCAAAGCCTGTTATTTTTTCATGCGTGTTCGTGCCGATGCTGCTTGAACCCCAGCCCGACACAGTTTTGGCCTGATTACTTACAGCCCCTACTCCCGTTACGGTGTAGGCTGCGGTATTGTCTTGATTGACTTGCGTCATTCCCAGCACGCCGGAAATATTAACTAAATCACCGTTAGCGAAAGTATGGCCGGGAGCGGTCACAACCGGGGGAGCGGCCTTGCTGATGTTCGTTATATTAACTGCGTCTCCGCCGTCCCACGTCAAGCCTGCATGAACAAAGAAGGCTTCTGTAATGTCTCCAAATATCTCTTGCGGCATGAAGTATTCAACATATCGAACCGTCGCCCCGTTAATAGTTCTATTGACAATAATCCATACCTGATCTTCGTCATTGTCCTGACTGACAGAAGCCACAGATTCAATAACGCCGTCCGTGACGATTCTAAACCAAGCATAGACCTGTTCCTGACTTTCAAAGGTCATGCCGAGTAATTGGCCGTCCGCCCTTACCGCCCAAAAGATAGGGTAAGGTTCTGCCTGAAAAGCCGTTTGTATAATGCCGGAAGTGTCTTTAGTTGGCCCTATGGTAATATGCCTTGCAACGCGGGTTAAATCCGGGGCTATCCATTGATTAGTCTGCCATTGATATTGAAGCAGCCGCACAACCCTTGCTGACCGCGTAACCCATATAATTGAATCATTGACCATTTGCGGGGCTATCTTGCCAACGCCTGTTGAAATCTGTTTTTCGTTATCCACATTGGCCTGTGAAAGAGAAGCGCCATTTGTTCCGCCCATCCCCCAAACGCCATCAGCCGTGCCGATCATTAACATCTGCTTCCCTACAAGCCAGCGTATGCGGTCAACCTGACCTGAAACCATCGTAAACTGAAAGGCATGATCTTCTTCGTTAAGGTCACAAATGAAATCGGGGTAATCGCTTTGCACGCTACCATCTATATCTTGTGGTTTATTGTCAGACCCGGCAAGGACAAGACGCTGTTGAAATAGGGTTCCGCAATCAGGATAATCTCCCGTAGCGGCGAACATATTATTTACCGCAACAACAAATCCGCCAGCGACATAGGCATTAAACTGTGTTGTATCTATTACCGCCCCGGTATCCGGGTCTTGAAGGTTAAACCGTTTCCATGAACCTGGCCCACCCGTAGTATAGTTATAAACAAGAAACTCCCCCCCGTTAAGTTCAACCATGCCGGAAATTCCACTCATGTAGATTCTCTGACCAGTTGCTAATCCATCTTTAGTTACGTAAACGAGTGCGGGGTTTTGTTGAGAAATTGAAGCTATTGGATTGCCTATGTCTGCATATCCGGCGCTAACCGGGCCTTGAGTTCCCCTGCATGAAAGGTTTTGAAAAACCCAGCCAAAAGAGCAATACCGCATAAGTTCTGCCGGAGGATAGGAATGGTGAAAAATATATAATACATCCGCACTTTGCGAATTGACGTCTAAATCAAACAGGTCTGCCGCGAGGTATGGTGTGGTAATCTCAACAACAGTAGCGGGTGAATAAATAGACCAATCAACGGTAAAGAGCGGAGGGAATTCATATTGATTATTATGGTTCGCCACGTATGCTTGAGCAACCGTGGTCATTGACGAAGATGTGGTTGTAGGGGCGACGATAGCCGGAGTTGTATTGTATGCTGAATTCGCGTCAACCGTCCAGCCCGTCAAGTTAATATATTCATCGGTAGCGCCGTTTAAACCGACCAGCGCAACGATTGCGGCTTGAATATTCGTGGCACTATTTTTAGAAGGAGTTGCGTCTGCAAGTAGAATACTAAGACCCTGATTCGGTGTTATGCCATTTTTAGCAACGGAGAGTGTGTCTCCTGTATTAACGCCTATGGTAATGGTAACATTGCCTGTATAAAATTGTGCAAAGGGGGCTATGATGTTAAGAACCTTTGACCCCGTAAAAGAAAAAGAGGCATAAGCCCCTACCTTAACGTACTGTCCCGCCGTGTAAGCCGTGCCGGGAACGTAGTTGCTCAGGGCGGTAACATCACCTGTAACAAGTCCGGCATTTGCGCCTGTAGCCCATACCCTTATATACTGATTGCCAAACTCTAAAATATAATTCTGAATTGTGGAAAAACTGAAAGAGACAAGCCGTGCCTTGCTTGCACTGCCATACTTAGTAGAACCACCATAATAAGTACCGGGCATTTTCTTTGCCCCACCCTCTACAAGAGGTAAGGCGTTCTCAAGCGTTTGACAGCCGCTTGCGTATTTAGAAATGTCCGTGCGGGCTTCTATTAACCCCGAAAGCTCCCCGGCATTAAAGCTATTGATTGGAATAGAAGACTTAAACATTATCTACCCGCGTTCTCCCACTCTTGCCCCCCGGCCTCATCATCTAAATAGTCAAGTGATTCATTAACAGCTTCGGCGGAGTTAAGGGAGTTCTTATAATCCTGCATCTTATTGACGGCCTTTTCTTTGTCTTCTGTGATGGAGATTGCAAGTTCCGCCGCAAGCCTGTTCGCAAGGCAGTTGATAAAAGCGGGTGTGCATAATGTGTAATCAGAAATCAGGCGGATATAGTTGATGTAAAGGTCTTGCTCTGTATTGTCGTAATCGGTAAAGAGACAAAGCACGCTGGTATCAGGCAATGCCTCTATGACATACGGCAATCCGGCGGGATAAACAGGCGGATCATAATTAAAGAAACGTGAATAACCCGACGTGTCAATAATGTTGTACCAGTAGCCCAAAGGATAGGCCACGGGATTAACGCCTTTTGAAGTTGACTCTTTCGGTTTAACAAGACGTAAGAAATCAGAAGGCAGGGGATATGCAAATTGATAAGCATAGAGCGGCGCTTCCGTAGATTGCGACATTTTATATCGTGTCTTTGCAAACCGCCAATCCCGCGCCTGTAATACTTCTTGAAAAATATAATCCCAAACGGCAAGGGCTTTTATCGAATTGGCCGACCCTTCATCAATGGCCGAGATTATGCTGGCACCAATGCGTAACAGGGCAAGATTTATAATGCCCACCTGCGAAGCGCTGGGAGTTCCCATAAAATCCCCTTAAGGATAAGGGGGCGTTTTAAGCCCCCCCTGTCCTAATTATGCGACCTCATGTGTGACTGTAAACCAAAGGCGTTTTTTGCGATAAACTCGCATCCATCAAAGGTACACATGAATTCGTTGTCATCTATCTTTACGCCGAGGCTTTTAAGTTCAGCGTCGAATTCATTTGGATTTGCCTTTGATAAACGCTCATCCTTGTAACCAAGCGCCCTCTGGTTTTCCAGCGTTTTCAGCCGCCGTTCCTTTTCCGTTTGGAGGGCAATGATTCTGCCCTCCTTTGGAAGTTCGAAATAAATCGCGCATGGATTAGTCGGGTCAATATTGTATATCCTTTCCCGGTCATACCTTACTGCCTGACCATCAATGCAGTCTTTTAAACACTTCACTGCTTTACAAAGCATTTAAAATGCTCCTTTCTATGAGGGTGGTTCCGCATCGCCAAGATACATTGTTACATACCCGGCGGTAAGTGCCTCGGACACATGCGCGGCAACAGCACCAACATACTGAAGCATGGTGTGGGATGCCATTGGAATAAAGATGTGCGCCCCTGCGGTACAATCACTTACCTGAATCCGCGCCGTTGTGTGCTTCGTGCTTGATGTGCTGAGGTTATCAGAGGCGCTATGGACAATACTAAAATCCATACCACTTGCCGCACCTGTGAACGCTGTAGTGATAATGATGTGCAGCCCGAACTTACCGCCCTTATTTACATTCGGCTTTGCTACTCCGAAGTTCACGGTGTTCGTGGAAACAATATCCGTTGTCACTATCCCGTTGTCGGTTAAAAGATATTTATAATCATAAACTGGCATATTGCACCTCCTCCTAACTCAACCCGGTTTCGGTGTTGGTAATTTTTTCTGCGACCATGACCGGGATGCCCTGGAAGCGTGTTACTGGCCTACCCCACACGTCGCCCGTTGCCGGGTCTTGCGTGAAGTAGGTATTCGTCTTCTGAGACACCGCACGAATATCCATCTGCGTCTTCACGGTTCTGTTGCAGAAAATCACCGTGCCGGGATCTTCACCCAATCCAGGGAGCTGATTCTTCAACTGGATAAGAGCTTCCTCGTCGAAATTGGCCGCACCGCCTACCATGGTTCCGATGCTGGAATATCTTTGGACGCATCTTTCATCGTCTATTTCAATACCAACAAACCAAGTGAAGTGTGTACGGAGAACCTCAAAGAGAGAACCGCTTGTCCCGCCGGATGCTCCCGCCTCCTTTGTGACTTTTCCGAGGTCTTCAATTTCAAGGCCGCCCGGAAGGTTCTTAGGATAAAGCCCGTAAACTTTCTTGTCGCCGAATTCGATGATCCAGATTGACGTGGTATTTGCGGAGGTTCCGCCGCCTCCTGAAAGCACGTTGTAATACCATGTCGAATCACCGTTCGGATAAGTCGTGAGGCTGTTAAATCTTGTCAGAAGCCCGTTGAATTCACCGGGATAAGTGGCGAGGCTTCCGTAATAGAAGTCATATTCGACCTTCTGTGTCATTCCCTCCACCTTCCGGCGATCCTGGCTCTGCCTCCAAGCGTTCGGATCATTCTGAATTCTCCACAGTGCATAATCCACTTCCGAATAATCCTCAAACATGGCGATTGGTTCGGACAAGGGCTGTGAGTGTGTGCTTGTAGGAACGATGCCTTCATTGAACCGTCTTGCTCCGGGAGAACCTATATAGGTATCCCGTGATCCGATGTTGCTCATAATCTGGTTAGAAGCAACCATTGGAAGCACTCTCACAAGAGGGCATTTCCTGTCTAAAACCTGTGCCGCCCAAATATACTGACCCTGTGCGTCAAGGGACGTATATTCATTAACGACATCCATTAGGGTTGCGTAACCCAATACTGCCGCTGTTGTCATTTTTTATCCTCCTCAAACAGAGAGGATTATTTCTTTGGAGGCTCGGGACTCTTATCGTAAACGATTCCGCCCTTCTCCCCCGCTCCCGGTCTTGGAGACCCCGGAGGACTCTTATCCTCTCCCGTAAGTTTTGCTACGTTAATCATGAAGCGGATAAGGCTTGGATGGTTTCCAATTTTGGTTTCATTTACGAACTTATCGAATTCATCATTAGAGAATTTTTTCCAAACCCTCTTGACGAGTTCGACGCTTGCATCGTATTTGTCTCCTAATTCCGCCTTGAGTTTCGTTTCCGCTTCGCCTTTTTCCTTCTCACGCAGCTCAACCTCGGCCTTTACAACATTTCCCAAGTAGGCATTCCACGCATCCCCGATCTTCTTTCCAACTTCTTTTGAGATGCCATTTTCAAAAAACAGGTTTCTTGCCCACTGTGAAATTTTCGAGTCCATCGGTTTCCCGTCCGGGCCAAGAAGCTCATAATCTTCTGCCTTGTCCGGCCTTCCGATAGCTTTGTAATAAGCCGCTTTGTCTGCGTCCGTGGCGTTTTCTGACAACTTCGGGATTGAATTCTCAAGGCGCTTATTCAGGTCAGGTATTACCTTCCCCTCATAGTCCTTTACCTTCCCCTCGAACTCCGAAACTTTCCCCTTCACGTCGAGATAGCCTTTTGCAAGGTCTCCCGCCGTATTCATTCCGGTAAAAGCCTCATTCGATCTCAGGTCTTCCGGTAGCTGTGCAAGTATCTCGCCTGCCATTAAAACACTTCCTTTCTTTTAATGCGCGTTGCTGTTTGGAACAGTTTTATAAACTATCCCTAATTTCCCGCTATAGTTCATGGCGGGTTTCTTCTTTGGTTTTGGCGGTAAAAACTTTTTATTCTGCTTGATGTTCTTCTGGATGAAATAATCTTCTTCCAACATCGAGGGGTCTTTGGATTTACCGCCGCTTCCCTTAGCCATCTTTCTTCTCCTCTATTGTAGCGGTCTTCACCGCTTCAACTACCGCTGTGAACTTTGGTAACATTTCTACAATGCCCTGATAGTCTCCCTGAATCGGTTGAGACATAAGAGCATTAAGAATCAATCCGCGCTGGTCTTCGCTGTCGAGAACCATTCAAAAACCTTCCTTTCTATGCTACTGTCCCGTAGGGGATATAATAGAGGCTACCGCCCACATATATTTTAATCTGGCCTACCTGCGTGAAACTCCCCTTGCTGTTTGCCGCAAATGTTGTATTTCCTGTAAATGAGGTAACAACACATTCCGTTGACTGAATACCAACAAGTCCATCCCATGAACCGGCCACGGGCGTAGTCACAGCCATAGCGCAAATCGGCCCGGTGTGCGTTCCTGACAGGTCGTTTGATGCAGCCATAAAAGCACCTGCCAAAGTGCCGACTACCGCCGTACTTGGACAATCAATTTGACCCCTAACGGCCCCGGCAACATTCACTTTTGAGGATGCCTTCATTTCAAGATACCCCCAATGTCCTGCTACATGACCCGTAACCGCACTACAATCCGAATTGACAGATACCCGGTCACAGCCGCCATACCATGAGTTGTTGCCTGTCTGTGCGGCAGTTAAAAGTAATCTTCGCGAGCCGAACAGATAAGCCGCACCTGAGCCGCTTATAACCGCTCCGCCATCGTCTGCATTGCCCCTCTCAATCCATGTGCGGGCCGTGGTTAGCTTTAAACCATATCCGGCAGTCGTGGCATTGAACACACCCTTGATTAACTGGCCCGCTGATCCTGACCAAACTAAATCTGTCTTTTTCCTCCAAAAATTAATTGCTCCCATCACATCCTCCTTTTGGTCATTTACGTTTTCTGCGTAAACCCAACAAAGCGTGAATCACGCTTTCAAAGTTATCCGGCGCAAGAATCCCGCACCTTGCGAGAAGCGACACGCCGACATTATATTCCGCAACCTGAACCTTATTGTCTGGATCAAGTGTAGAACCGAAATGACAAAGGGCAAGAATATCCGCAAGCACCTCAACGCCAATGCCAGAACCAAATAAGGCGCGATACTTGTCTTTGATCTCCCGCTCATATTTCTCCGCTTCTGTTTCCTGTTGTACTAAATCAAAATCTTCAGGCATTCATTTCCTCGCCTGTTCCGCCGCCCATTAGTGCCGCAAGTGGGCTGCCTTCCTGTGTGGCCTTCCCTGCTGCCGCCGCTGCCTTTGCAATCTTTGGCAGGTTCTCAATCTGTCTCTGTTTCTCCTGGGCCTGTAATCTCATTTGACGTATCTTATTAACCATGTCGTCATTACGGATCAGCTTTGCGGGGAATCCTGTTGAATCGAGTATTTCTTTTATCGAACTATCCCAATCAATAAGGTCAAGCGCTTCCGGCTTGCGGTCTGCTACCTGGCTGATTAATGTCAAGCCTGCCTGTATTGAACGGGATTTTGTAAGCCTTGTCTGCGCCTGTGCAAGCGGGCCAAGATACTGCACTCCGATAACTCCGCCGATGTCCATGAGGATTTGTGGAGGCTGTGGCATGCGTCCCGCGTTCATTTCAATTTCAAATACCCTGTCGTGTATAGGATCAAAGGCTTCTGATTGAAGCATGCCGACGCGAGTTCCTAAGACAGCCGCTTTCTCGCCCATCATCTCAATAACCTGAGTTGCGGTAAGCTCTGTCTTATTCATGGCCGCTTGATAGAGCATCAAAAAGAAATCGACGTGAAAATGCTCCCTGATGATTTTCTCCGTCCTACCCTGAGCCTCTACGGAAAACGGAAGGCTTGCTATGGTCATCAACTGACGGGGCATGACCTCGCCTAAATTCGGGTTCGTGGTCTTGTCCATGAACGTCCAGCCGCGAGGCCCCACATTCACGTTCCCGCGCATATCTGCAAAGGCTACCATCGGAGGCTCGGCCATCTTGTGGCTTGCTATAAGGTTTGTCCTGCCCTGCTGGTTTGACAGCATTATGTCTATGTAAGCGTCCCATGCCGGAGACCTCCCGTACCATTCGTCATTGTTTTTTCTCCATCTCCACGTTATGGTAGGCAGCCAGTTATAACCCGTTTCTTCAATGAGTTTTAACGGAGACAGATAAACCCACATGGATGCTATGGGTTTGTTCTTCCCATTTATCTTGCCGTGGTCATAATCGCTGCGGGGATAGATTGCATGCAGGATTTCTTTTTCCGCGTGCATATTGTCGTCGTATGCTTTAGAAAATCCGGGGTCAACCTTCTTCATCGTCTCCATGCCGAACTTGTCCTTGAGTTGCCGGAGCGTAAGTTTATAAAGGCGGTAATTGGTATCGACCCTGCCCCATTGGTTTTCTGCAATAAAGTTTTCTCTGAAATGGGGAACGGTAAAGGTAATGCGGCCAGACGCTACTTCTTCTTCTGCAAGTAAATTGGCTGTCCCGCACGTTGCGCCGTCGCCTATGAATTCGGGAATGACATCGTAAAAATTAGATCTGTTGAAAGCGGCGTATGAAACATCCATGCAGTCCTGTAGGAATACTCGCACCTGCGGCATTTCATCCATGCGCTTGCCCGACCAGTGACGCATGCCCGAAGTGCGCGGAAAGTTAAACTTGCCCGGAAGTTCATAGCCAAACCAATCAATATTTCTTCCGCAGAGATAACCCACCATGCCGTCAACAAGAAGGTTTTTTGCCAGCATTGAAGAACCGTCATAGACCTCAATGCCCGTCTTCTGCCCCTTCTTAGATTCCTTATCGACTATCTTCCGGCGTGAATGATTTACATACGTAATAATATTGTCAATCATCGGCTCGAACGGCAGCCGAACAGAGGCTAAATATTTTTGATATTTCTGACAGTCTTGCGCTTTTTGGTCGTCGGTTCTTTCTTTTTCGGCCATATCTTATGTCCCTAATGTAGCCCGTTGCGTCTGCGGGGTTCCGCCCACGCCCAACGGACTTGTGAGTATCGTCGATGCCGCTCCCTGCCTTTTCCTCGATTCCATGGCCTGAGCGTAGGCCGCCGCTTCCGTATCCGCCGATGAAGGCTGCGCCGGAAGGGTGGGCATTTTGGGGGCGCTCATAAGAGTATAAGTAGTGCCAGTTACGGTAGCTGCCGCTGCGGTTACTGCTGCATATTCACCTATTCCCCAATCTGCCATCAATTCACCGCCAATCCATGACTGAGGGGTTCGTAGTTTGCTCTACCCATTTCCCTGTCCCTTATCATCTTCATGATCCTTTTCTCCGGGGAATCGGGTTCCGCAAGTCCAATCTGTTTTGCTGCCAGCCATAAATAATTTAAAGTATGCCGATAATGGTCAACCGCCTTCAGATAAACATAGCGTCGTGAACCGTCGGGCGTTTCCACCAACTTCTTTACTGCCGCGCTCACCTGTTTGGCGAATACGGTCATTTCCTCGCTTTTCCGGGGCAGAATCAAAAGACCGGGTTCTGATACGAGATTATGTGTCGCGTCACATACCCATGTCCTATTGACCTTGACTAATCGCTTGTCTTCGTGCCACTGGATGCCCGTTAAATTATCATCGTAATCACACACCCAACATGGATAGGATTGAGACTCGGCAAACTCCCGCGCCTTCCTCAGTTCCGGCTCGGCATCAATCACGCATGACTTCACGTTAAATCTCTTGCCAATATCATGCACGTCATTGAACGAGGACACCCTCGCCATATAACAAACCTGTAACTGCTTTTCTTTCGGTTTGAAACCGACCAAAACATTAAGCATAGACCCGACATCAACACCCATCCCACAAGGCCCCTGGTGGTTAATAAGCATGGCCTCTTTATTACAGCACGAATAGACATCGTTCATGGTCAGTTTGTTCTCTGCCGCAACATAGGCCATCCCCATCTTTGAGTTGTAAAATTCCTGCAAATCCCCGTTTGGAGGATTGCGGAACATGTCTAAAATTGTCTTCGGGGAAACGTACTTGCTGTTGAGTTGTGATATCCAGTAGCCTTCAACCTCGCGCCCCGGATACTGTGCGATCCATCGCCCGCTTTTTGAAAATATTTCCTTGCCGCATTTAATGCACGCCCGGTAAACCGTGCCGTCTGCTAATGTTTTTAAACAGTCGGGAAACTCAATTTCAAGGCAAGTATCCGCCCCGCACGCTTCACATTTCAGCATCCATACACGCTGATCTGAATTCTCATATGATTCATCAACGCCCCAGCCCGGAGTGGTGGGAGTGGATATTTCAACCTGCTCCTGAACCTCTGAATGCGAAAACCGTTCAAGTGCCATCGCAATAGCGCCATCCTCCATTAGATCCCTCTCGTCAAAGACAACCTTGTCCACAGACCGTGTACGTAATTTGGAAGAATCCTTCTTCTCGCCCTGTATCTTCTGCGTCAACCTCGCACCATGCAGATACAGAAATGCCCGTCCTATTCGCTTAATGTTCGTCGCATCCGTTGAAGTGACATACCTCCCTATGGAATCCGGGTTGTACTCGATCAGCGGCGTAAACCGCGCCTTTGAAAACTCGCCTACATCATCATCCGTAGGAAATAAATACAGGCAACCCTTCGGCAAAAACCCGTGAATCATTCCATGTAACGTCCGCAAAATCTCAGACTCGGAAAACGTCATCTGTGCGGCCTTCTTATACACACGCTTCCTCGCCCGGCTCTGCATCAGACCAACCTGATATTCGTGTCCCTCAACCCTGAATTCACCAGCGGAAAGCCTTAACTTGTTCCAATACGCCCAGCACCACGGGTCAATCTGTGCGAGTTCCCTCATGCCAGTTCTGGAAGGATCAAAAGCCATAAGCCCCTATGTAAAACCAGCAAAGCAAAAGCACAATGAACAGCCACACGTAGAAACACAACTCTATGCCGGGGTCTTGTGAGTAATCACGGTCTGGATTCATAATGCGTTCCTAAAAACTAAAGGCCATAGGGGTTATACATGAAAACGGAGTCCGTGAAATTCCGAGCCACCCTCTCAAAAAGGGGGGTGGGGGGTCGTCCAAAAAGCATGCTTTGGAACCGATTTTCAGGGAAGCTCCATCGTCGCCCATTCTCCACTTTGATCCTCGTTTCAATCCTTCAACTCCACCAGCTTTTTAGAGTTTACATAATACTTCTTATACACAGTTTGGCTTGCCCATAAGCTATTGATATTATTGTGGATGATAAATAAGGTGTATCGTCTGGATACTTATTATCCACTATTACCTACCATTTCGGCATCTATTGTCTCGCCCTGTTGGTCTTTCCCTCCACTTTGGGGTGGCTGGGGTAACTGACCAGAGGCTATTCTAGCGCCGATTTCGCGGGCCATCTCTGCCATCATCTCTAGTTCTTTGGGATCGCGTCGTAGGGTAAGCTGAAGGTTGTTATCTACCGTAAGTGTGTTTCTCATGTCTGTGACGTTAATCGCCACAAACTGAGCAAACTTACTATCATAGACACCCATGATTCCGCCCTGAATCAACAACTGTTTCTGCCAGGCCTTCACTCGCGTAACGGCATCGGCAAAATCTGGATGTCGCTGTGTCCAATCCCATACGGTTCCGGGATGTATTCCGTGTTTACAGGCCCAACCCTCAAGTGTGGGTAGTTTTGTGGGTAGAAGTTTTGTCTCTGTTCGTTCCCAGTTCTTGCCGCCTACCGTGACTTCACTTTCCCTGTAACATTCTTCTGTAGCGCCGAAGAATTCAAGGATATCATCACAGAGTTCAGGTTTGTAGTCTGTGGGTCTTCCGCGTTTAAGACCGGGCTTCTTCTCTTGCGCCGTCATTGTTTCGCGTACTCCATCAGGCAGAAGGTTAAGCTGAGAATCAGCATGATTATAAAGAGTGAGATACCTATCTTGAAGAGCATGTTTTGTGCTCCGTTGTTTGTTAGCCGCGTTGCTTGCGGCTTGCCAGGGATCAGTAGGTTTTGAACCATGTTTGATCGTCCTGGTGGTTGTTTTGTTGTCCTTCCGGTTCTATGCTCGTGGGATTGCATTCGCAACCCACTACGGAAAGAACTTAAGGTACTTTTTACTTACAGGAAGATTTTAAACCGATTTTTTGATGTTTTCGATGATTATTTTAGAATAGTGTTTTATGATGCGGTGGATGTACTGCCTTGATTTGTGATAGTTATTTGCTATTTCCCGTGGTGTCATGCGGTCTATAAAATAATTTATTAATATAGCTTCGCAAGTTGACACCCCTTGGGGCATTTCCTTGGCGTGTTTGCCATTAAGGTGGGCAATCGTTGTTACCTTTTTCCATGATTCAAGGCCATCGTCGTGGTTAAGAAACCTCTCTACTTTGGGGCAGGGGTCTTTGCAGGTCTGATAATCCTTGCATATCGGACATGGGTCGAGTGCATATCTTTTTCTTACTTTGGCGCGGTCTGATGATTTGTGAATAGTAGGCATCTTGCGGATTCTACCACCCTTAGCGATATAATCGTTAATTGCCCCATCCATAGGTATTCTTAGGTGATAATGCTGCTATGATTTTGTCTTGAAGCTCACCAATCTCTGCTTCCGCGTTGCCCCACCGTACCGTAAGCCTATTGATGGTGTCTTTTGCATCGGTACCAGGAAGCTGAGAGTTATAGGCTTCCAATAGAGATTTATAATCAGCCCGCAGGCCGTTGCACTTCTCGATATATGAAACTATTAGCGATTTGCTGGTTTCAATTTTATTACGTAGCCCCTCTGTCTCTTTCCATAATGCTTTTTCATGGTAATAGGCTGGTCGCATACCGTTTACATAAGGATCTTGGGCAAAAAGTTCATCACCTTCATAGTAAAATAATTCTTCTATCGTGTGCGTAATTGTCTTCACTTTGTCCTCTTCCCCTCCTTTTCTTTTCGCCATTCTTCAAACTCTTCCGCACGTTCACAACCATTCTCTTGAAAAAATTCTAATACATCATCAATAAATTCTGCGGTTTCAGCGTTGGCAAACCTTCTGTCTACGTCTGCACTATTCATTTTGTCTCCCTTGATGCCTATTTTTCCAAAATTCTTTAAGCGATATTGTTAATGGGATAAATATGTCCATTCCGCGCTCTCCAGTCTTTTTAAATCTTTCACAATAACAGCGGGTACGAAAACATAATCCCCTGCCCCCTTCGTGAGCTATTCTTACATGGCCACAGTTATAACAAAGTTCATTTGGGTAATTTGTCCGGGGCTGTTCCATTTTTCAACTCCTTGATGATTTTTTCGCTGGCATCTGTTATTTTCTGCATATCTTCTACCGAAGTGCCGTGTACTGGTCTACTACGATGTATTCGCTCATTTGATCTCCTCAAAACGGAACGTCATCGTCAACAACCTCTGATGCACTTGGTTTTTCTTCCGGCGGTTCTCCCCCGATCTTCCAAACCTGTATCTCTGTTGAGGTTCGCTTGTTGCCGTCTTTATCGTCCCATTGACGATATGTAATCTTGCCCTCTACTTCAAGTTTATTACCTTTTGCATATTTCGCCAACTCCGCGGCAACATCTCCAAAAGCTACAAGCCGATGCCAGGAAGCCGGACGCTTAACCCATTCCTCATTTTTCTTATAATCATTTGAAGTTGCAAGGTTTACATTTACAACCATCTTGCCATCAGGTAAATACTTAACATCTGGATCCGCGCCTAACCGTCCAATTAACTTAACCTGGTTCATTCACCTTCCCTCCATTCAGTTTCTATCTCTATTGTATAATTATCTTTGGATCCGTCAAAGTAATTCATAACCAATGACGGAATTACGTCTTGTTTGCGGGCAATCTCTTTACACATAAGCAACCATGCCTGTCTTTTAGTATAAGCATAGCGGTAAAGAACATAAGATTCAAGGTTAAAAACAAACTTACCTCTCCAATGTTGTTTCATCTTCAAGGGTTTCGCCTTGTTTTTTCCATTGACCAACGGGCGTAAACCTGCATCCGGCGGCAAGCTTGAATTGGATAAACTTCCTATCTGGGTTATCATTTTTATCCCTCCATATCTTTGCCTTTTCTATAGTTAATATTCCCTTTCTTTGAATAGTCAAATATACTCTTGACCTATTCATGGTTCCGGCTCCACCAAAACCAAACTGTTTATTTGGATCCTTCTGTATAGCAATAACAACAATCCCACTTTGTAGTTTATCGGCTATTAGTCGGATCCTCATAGGCATCTTATATGCTTCGGCATCGCTCCCCTCGTCTAAATAATCAATTATGTTTATACCATCAGGATTAATCTTGTCGGGGTAATTATCGGTTCTAAAAGTAAATTTAATTGCCCGCCATGCACTATCACCGACATGAAATTCATCCATTCTAATTTTAAGCTCAGACCCCTCCTTCATTTCAGAGCTCATATAATTTACGGGCATTAGGTCTTTATTTTTTAATGCAAAGTTCATACAATAAGCCGTCTTCCCTGCATTAGATTCCCCAGCTACTACAATTACATTGCCCTTGTGAATCTTCACATATTCATGCACATTTAGCGGAAATTTTATATCTAACGGCGTTGTGTCTGCGTTCTCCCAGTCAATCGGTTCTTCGTCTTGATCTACTGTTCGCCATTGACCGCTTTTACTGCCATGCTTTACTATTAATCCCTCCGTAACAGCACGCTTCAAACAGATAGATTGGTTCTTCAACTCTTCTCTTGTAGACAGTTGTAGACGTTTTGCCTGTTCTGTAGACAAAAACACGCCGCTTGTAGACACAATGTCATCCCTGATGTCTTGCATTAGGTTCCGTTCTTTAGATTTTGCCCTCTTCCATGCGCTCTCGATTTTGTCTTGGATCCATTTCTCATCATGCTCTCCCCATGATTCAGTTATAGAGATAAGCACTTGAAAGGCATATTCTTTTGTGCATTTACCTAATGCTAAAGTATAGGCTAATCTAAATAAACTATCGTCCCTTTTGCCCACTTCCCATATATTTTCATTGTAGACATTTGTAGACTCTGTAGACACTTGTAGACTATCGTCTTTTGTCTTGTCTACATTGCCTATATATAATGTACTTATTATTTTAAGATAAGCCTCTGGCATGGCGAGGCTCCGTTCATGGCTCAAATCTACGATCCATTGATACGGTTTGCCCTCACCGTTCTTTGATGGGGGGGCGAGGACATAACCACCATTGCCCCGGAAATCTGTACCCTTAATTTTTCCGGCTCCGATGGTTATGTTTCTGCCCTTTGGATATTTGAAATATAGATGCTGGCCGCCCCGGGGAGTTTTAACGATCGGTGTGCTGGCATTATCAAATCCGTATTGTAGAAGGTTTTGTTGTCCTTCCTCTGTGTCTATATCTACTACAAACAGATCCGATATTTCGCCCGTAACAATTCCAATGTTTGCATCTGGTGTTGCAGACCACCAGGAAATAATTTGTGGTCTTGTTGCCCGTTGCTTTTGGAATGATTCCCATTTGACCATCGGTTTCTTTTGACCGGGGATTATGGGAATAACAGAAAAACCCATTTCTTCATACGTCAATGCCGCTTCAAGAAGCTTATTCTTTGCCATAGCTACACACCCAACAGGCACAGCACTAAATCTAAATGTCTTGATAATTCGGGGTCATAATTATCTTCTAAAATGTTTTCCAGCATCCGCCTACGGCTTTGAAGAAAGGCATCAAGAATAATTTTATCAACCAAACCGCCGAGCGTTTTAAAATCGTTTTTATCGTGGCATGGTTCGCATAAGGTCAATAAATATTTATCCTCATATTCCCACGGCTCAATTTTGGGGAAGTAGCACAAGTGATGAAGCACCAATGATTTGTCTGGCTCCTTACACAGCCTACAAGTCCAATTATCACGGTTAAAAATTTCAAGTCTACGTTTTTGCCATTTTGGATCCTTGAGTTTGTCAGCATACTTCATGCCTATCCTTCGCCAATAAAAAACGCCCTGTGAGTGGCACGTTTCCTGATAGACAGGCAAAACCCCACAAGGCGTTTAAATATTGGCTTTTTATCAAATTTTACAGATTCTATCACGGGCGTGCCTCCCACCTGATACCTCATCCTACCACTTTCATTCGCCCTGTCAACAGATTATTTTGCATTACTCCGTCATCCTCGTAAGACGCTCAAGCACCTCGCTGAAGGTTTTGTAAAAATCAACAGTGGGTAGCCAATGAAAAAGGTTTTCACGGTAGCCGACGACGAAGGTACGCTTTTGCAGGGCAAGGGCTATGCCGTATTCAACGTGCCTACCTCCGCGACTATGGTTTGATCGTGGCGGCTCTGTAAAGTTTATGACAATATCCGCACCCGTTACGTCTTCCCAATCGTCCTGGGCAAATTTGGCGCGAAGTTCGTTGTTTCCGATACTGTGTTCAGCTTCAATAAGTGCTTCGCCGTTATCACCTATCGGCACGCCCTCGCTTGTGATCTGATGTTTACCATCTAACCACCGAGCCTGTACGGTATAACCCAAAGATTGAAGTATTTTACGATAAACGCAAAGTTCCTCACGCCTACTATATCGAGCCGCTAAATATACTTTCATTCTCCCCCCGTTTCGGAAACCATTTGTCTAAATTGGCGTGTTTGTAAACGTAGTCAAGTATCCTATCCGCCACGATTGCCTTCTCTTGTATGGAGAGGTGCGATATGTCGTAGCTCGGCTCAATGTTGCTACAGCAAGTCGGGTCATTCGATGGGATTATGGCGTGTATCCTTTTTGCCTTAATTGACAGTGTTCCACCGCCTCCTGTAATATTCTTAGTCCTTCATCATGGAAAAAATCTTCAAGGTTCTCGTATCCATTTTCCCCATCAAAGATGTTTTGATATTCTTCGCTTTTTGCAACTGCAACGAGGTCTTCTTGTTCGATAATTGGAAAAGCAATTTGGGCATATCCGTGTTCGTCTACCTTAAACTCGGCATCGGGTTCTATGTCCCACGTTTTCCACTCTTTCTTAGTGAACAAGTTAAGAGTAACGGTTATACCTGTGCAACAATCTTGACAGCCTCGATAGATTTCAACTGCCAAAATCCTATTACCAATCTTAAATACCTTGTGCGGTATCATTTCTCCGCAACCACATTCTCCCATTATTTCCTCCTTACTTGTATTTCATTATTTGTGAAATATGAGACACTAATTCACTATTTGTGCATTCCTACCCATGTACCCCCAAATGCACCCATAACCGCCGCCGCAATAAGCCACGGGCTATCCACGACGATGGTAATTGAGATTAAGGTCAGCCCGACTATCGTTGCCGATATTAGCGATGCCATGAGGCGGTTGTTCAAGATGATACGCTTGTAATATTTCACAATGAGGTAATCAGAAATGAAGTAAAATCCCGCCACCAAGAGCCAGTCCATTGTCATTCCCCATCGGTAATAATGTTGTAAAAAATACAAGGATTGTTGTAAATTATACCCGTTCGGTAATATTCTATTTCTCTCAGATGGTCTGTCAAACCATTTAGGGGAATTAAACAACCACCTTCTTTACGTTTGCCACTTTCTTGTCCCTGATTTCGATTAAGATATAGCCAATTTCAATTGGTGCATACTCCGCCATTTCCGAATAGGTTGAAACTCCCACCATCTGGCTTCTCAGGAAGCTCCCTGTGCAACAATAGTATCTGTTTTCGGGTGGTATGAAGGGGTCTTTGCCACTTCCCGGCTTTGTGTAGTTTTTCCTTATCTTGCCTTTTTTTGTAGTAAGGTAAAGCTGTGGTAATGGAGAGGATACGAGAAGCTTATGTGCGTGTCCTTTTGCCATAACAACACAGTCGCCCGCTTTATCTTCAAGGTGTCTTTTAAGGATAAATTCCATATAGGCCTGACGGCGGATAGGGTCAGGAGAGATGCTGTTGATGGGGCGACTACCGTGAGTAATATAGAATTTGTACCCGTCTGAAAATTCAATTTTGGCCGTATATGTGCCGTATTGGATTTTAAGGTCATTACACAAGTCCTCCATAATGTTGCCGACTTTGTTTAATAGCTTTCTGCAATGATTGCCCATCAGCATTGTATCTATCTTTGACTGTATGCAGGAGAGCTTGTCCTTCATTTGATTTTTTTGTTTTAATGGCGGGTCTTTGGTTGTTTCTATGTCGTAGCGGGGATCGTCAAGCCAGAAGGCTTCAAGCAAATCGCCCATAGTGCTTGTTCTGCCAATGGGGTCGTTTTGGATTGTGAGAATAAGTTTGTCCACTTCGCCGTCAGCTTGTGCAACATTGCCTTCATGTGAATCGCCCCAAAGATAGTAATTACAATCAGGCGGTGCGTTTACGTTTATTATTTGCATTGTAATCCCCCATAATTTTATTTGGTCGCATTGAAGGTTTGCACATCGAGCAACTGATCCGCTCCTCCTCTATCAACGGTGTCGCACATCTGGTACACCTTCTCTCTTTTCGTAGTTTCTCCGTGTACGCCTTAATTCTGCTTGCCGTAGCCCTACGCTGATAATCCATGTGGTAGGGGCATCTTAACCGCCCATACTCCGCCTGCTGTGTGCAATCCGTACACAGCCCTTGCCTGATCTGATTCTGTCGCCATCGTTCACGGGAACTTAATTCTTCCCCCTTCTCCCTCTTCAGCCTATCGAGAAACTCCTTGCGCTTCATGTGTCTATGTTTTTGCTCTTATTTTTATCTGTCCCTTGTATCCCCATACTTTTGTTAATCGCACATCGTATATTTGACAATCGTTCTCAAACAGGGCATCGAAAAGAGCTTTCGCAAGATTATCAAGGTCGGGTGTTTGTTGGTGCATCTGGTAATTCATTATCTCTTTTTTCTGCTTTGACCAAGACTTTGGCATAGGCAAGACAAAGAGAACGTGGCTTCCAGATGGCTCAATGGTTATCTTCAAGGCCTTTGCTTCATTACAAAACGCCCTGTATTTGGCAACTTTGGGGCGTGGAGGATTAAGCCACTTATCCCGCCGTGTCATTCTCGGCTTTGCTACAGGAACAATATCAAAGACCGCCATATCCGTTATCTTCGTAACGGGACGATTTTTAAGTCGCTCATATTCTTGCTCCGTAACCCTCATTAAATTTTAACCTCAACTGATTCCCGCATAATTCCCTATAAACAAGAAAGTAGATAAACTTTTCTTTTTCAGGGTTGTATTTTTGTAATTTTTTTATAGCCTTTATGGTAGTTGGTAATTTCATAAAACAAAGTCCTTTGTTGGTCTGTTAAATAATTTAGCAAACTTATGAGCATAAGAAACGGGCTTTTCATGGAAGATATAAAAGGCTACCTGTCGGGAAATCCTCCATCTTTTACACAACATAGAGCGTGTCATGCCCGCCCTTTCCATTTCCTGTTTGATTAGTTTTGTGTTTAATGTTAGTGGTTGCATGATGTGTATTATACCTTATAGAATCGACTTGTCAATAAAAAAAATAACATTGTGTAAAAATAATGCTTGACAAGCCGGATGCAGATGATATAATCCCCTCAAAAGCCGAAAGCCGCCGTTCATGTTCATAGGCAAGCGGAAGGACAACCGACCGAACTTAGCCACCGTTGAAGCGAATAAGGCTGACGATCTAAAAACCCTGAATCGTCCTGTAGGCAGCTTGGGAAGCAGAGGCAAAATGTATTTACCCTTAATAGTCTGTTTATTTTTAGTATTCACTTTAGCATGGGGCGGGTGTTAGGAAATAAACGGTGGAAAGAGGCTGTGCAGGAACCCACGTCAGAGAGTGCACCCACAGCAGACGCCTTAATACACGCCGATAGAAGTTACCGGCACTCGCCCTACAGGAGGATCAATGTGCTACTCCATGCGGTGTGCCTATCAAGACCGTAGCGGCGGTTGCAAGTTAGACCTGACAAGGCGAAGCCCGCCTAACGACGCTAAGTGTAGCGATTATGAAGGAGAAGAAAGCGATCGTGACGATATGTTTCAACTCTTAGAAGATAGAGACAAGGAGAATTAGCCATGCCACTCCGAGGATACATGACATTAGTTAAACTGAAGCCGACAGCGGGGGAACGGATAGCGTCAGTATTTGTTCTTTTTGTCGTGTCCTGCTTTATTGCGGCGATCATGTTTTTCTTCATGCTCGGTGCGATACAGATGCACAAGGAGCAAGTAAAGCACCAATGGGCGAAACAGCGTATGGCTTATCATGGGACAGAGATGTCTTATGAGTACCGAGGTCAACACTACTTTATCAACAAGAAGGGGCAGAGGTGCAGGTTATGAAAGAAATCATCATCAATACTCAAGCCGAAATGGACGCGGTAAAAGCCGATTTTGACGGCATTATAAAGATTATGGGCATCGGCATCCGCGTGAAAATCCGTTATCGGTATTATGTGGAGGCCTGGGAAAATGCGTCCGTGGAGGCCCGGGAAAATGCGTCCGTGGTGGCCTGGGGAAATGCGTCCGTGGTGGCCCGGGAAAATGCGTCCGTGGTGGCCCGGGAAAATGCGTCCGTGGAGGCCCGGGAAAATGCGTCCGTGGTGGCCTGGGGAAATGCGTCCGTGGTGGCCCGGGAAAATGCGTCCGTGGAGGCCCGGGAAAATGCGTCCGTGGTGGCCTGGGGAAATGCGTCCGTGGTGGCCTGGGAAAATGCGTCCGTGGTGGCCCGGGGAAATGCGTCCGTGGAGGCCCGGGGAAATGCGTCCGTGGTGGCCCGGGAAAATGCGTCCGTGGTGGCCTGGGAAAATGCGTCCGTGGAGGCCCGGGAAAATGCGTCCGTGGTGGCCTGGGAAAATGCGTCCGTGGTGGCCCGGGGAAATGCGTCCGTGGAGGCCTGGGAAAATGCGTCCGTGGTGGCCCGGGAAAATGCGTCCGTGGTGGCCTGGGAAAATGCGTCCGTTCGCTTGTGGGATAAAATAAAAACCCTTTCCTGTTTCGGCTTCTCGGTAGTTATTCAGCCGTTCGACCTCAAATTCAAATTCAAAAAGACAAAAGATGTCCTTGTCCAGAAATTCAAGCCATTGCCATATCTGGAGCGTGAAGGAATCGAAGTCAAGAAGGGCAGCGTGATCCTGTTCAAAAAAGTGTCCAAGGATTTCAAGACACAGGAAGGCACAAAGAACGAAACGCTGTGGGAGATCGGCTCGACGGTCACACACCCGGCGTGGGAGCCGAAAGAGAGCGAATGCGGCAAGGGCAAATTCCATGCTGTTTTCCGTCCGTATTTTGGTAGTGAGTTTCGGAATGCCAAGGATGATAGATACGTCGCAATCAAAATTAAGGTTGACGACCTGTACGAATGGCCGAATCCTAGATACCCGCACAAGATAGCATTCAGGAAAGGTAAAGTTTTGTACGAGTGCGATAAGTTTGGGAAAGAGGTTAAGCCGTAAGTTTCTACTTTCAGGGCAACGTGCCAGTGAAGGTGAGGAGGCAAATATGAAGAAATTAACCTTTAAACAAGCGGAGAAGTTGCACAAGGAACTGTGGGGATGGTTGGCGAAAACGGGGGATTCTGATAAAGAAGCTTGGCCGGGTTGGGTTTCTTACAATAAGGTTTATGAGAACAATAATAACTGTTTTGCTTGTGCGTTAGTAAATAGAAGTGGGCGTAATTGCCACGATATGTGTCCGGTGAATTGGACAAAGTGTTATGACTATGGCGATGATTGTCTGCAAGATGATAGCCCATTTATAAAATGGGACATTGCCAATACCGAAAAGACCCGCAAGAAGTACGCCGCAATCATCAGAGATTTACCGTGGAGGAAGAAGCCATGACCCCATGCGAATACGTACAATGCACGTATAGGGAAGAAGATCAAGGTCTATGCTGTTTCGAGGGTAAAGAGGAATCATGCCCACTTTGGAAATCGTTTAGCACCAAAGCCAAGCAGAAGGACATTGAGAGCCACCGCATTACAAGAAAGGTTAGGTTGCCAGACATGAGTAAATTTGAAAGGGGGAAGTGATGAAGCGAGTTATCCTACTTATTATTATGGTTCTCGTAGCATGGGGCTGTCACGCACCGGTTTATTGAATCGCTTATTAAGTCTGGTGCACTTGATACGGAGAAGTTTCATTTTTATACAAAACAAGCAGAGTACACGTCTGTTACATATTCCGGCCATGAGTATAAGGTAATTTTTATCGAATGTTCGGCAAAGATAATCCCTTGTGACGAAAAACCGGAAGATGTTAAAAAAGAGGCATCAAAGGTTTTTCTAACAAGCATAAAAAAATATGAACGGCTTTACGAAGATTTAAAAATATTTGGTGTTATCAAAGAAAGGAAAAAACCATGAAAACAACACGGCTCAACGTCATAGACCTTTTGATTATGCGATATCTATTAAAATTCCCGATAAAGGCGAAGACAATCGTCAAGCGGATATTCGAGGGTCAACATTTACACGGGAATCCACGGAGGAGGATTAAAAATGATATTAAAGAAAGCTGAGAGTACTATGGCATATTTTAAGGCAGGGATATTGGGGTTTCCGGGAAGTGGTAAAACCTATACGGCAACGCTTCTTGCAATCGGAATTGGTGAAGCCGTGAAGAATAAGAAGGTAGCCTATTTCGATACAGAAACCGGGAGCGACTTTCTTTTGCCGATGCTTAGGGGTAAGGGGTTTGAGAGCTTTCAGGTGAAGTCAAGGTCGTTCACGGATTTGCTTGAAACCCTTAAAGACTGTGAGAAGGAAAACATACCCATCTTGATTATAGACAGCATCACCCACGTATGGCGTGATCTGTGCGATGCCTATGATAAGAAGCTCCAAAGGCGAGGTCGCTTGCAGTTTCAAGACTGGGCAATTATCAAGGGCGAATGGAAACTCTACACAGACCTTTTTATTAATTCACGGATACACATTATCGCTTGTGGGCGTGCCGGATACGAGTATGACTATGACTTTAATGAGGATGGTACAAAGGATTTAATCAAGACCGCTACCCGGATGAAGGTCGAAAGTGAATTTGCTTTTGAACCTTCTCTTGTGATCGAAATGGAACGCACCAGCGAGGGCAGGGAAGAATTAAAAGAACATCTTGGCAAGACAGATCGCAAAAGCAAAGAAATGAAGCAGACGCACAAACCCACAGCCGGGAGCAAGTGGATTCACCGGGCGTATGTTCTTAAAGACAGGACAGACACGCTTAATGGTGAGGTTTTTGACTACCCCGTATTTGACAATTTCTTGCCACACTTTAAGGCTCTCAATATCGGCGGGGAACAGCTCGGCGTGGATACTACCCGCACCTCAGAAGATCGTTTCAATAAAGAGGGTAAGCCACAATGGAAAATCATTGAAGAACAGAAACAGATTGTCCTTGAAGAAATCAAAGGCGAGTATGAAAAGAACCTGCCCGGCTCTACGGATAAGGTTAAAAAAGCCCGCGTGATACTTGCGGAGAAAATGTTTGGCACAACATCATGGACAGCAACAGAGGGCAAATCTTTAGAAGACCTACGGCGAGGATTAAAGCGAATGAGGGTTATCTTTACCGTACCAGAGAACACACCCGACAATATTGCATTGGGTAAGATAGCCGAACCACCCGACGAAGACGTGCAAGAGTCGCTGTTAGAGAAGCATAGTTAGCACAGGAGGCATTATGGACGAGCAAGGAAAAAAGTTACTGACGGTAGATTTGCTGGGGGAGTGCTGGCATGAGTTTATAGACGACCCTCCCAACTGTTTCAACACCTGTTTAAATCAATGTAGAAAGATGTATGGCTCTGGTGAAATCAGTTATCGCACCTTCGCCACGCCTGACGACATGATGGCGGTCAAGGAGAAGTTGGTGGAGAAGGGGCTGTTAATTCCGTTTTCAATATGGGCTTGGGAAAACAGAGATCCGCGATTAGTCGTTGACCCCGAATCTAACCGCGTCTTTTGGGAAGAACCTTACATGATGTGGTTTTGGGAACTCATCAACCCCGCCCGTTTCTGCGACCTCGCCCAGCAGTTCTTGCGGGAACGGAAACTTAAAAGAAAGTATGTAAAGGACAGCCGACATGACAGATAGGGAGTTGGTGAAGAAAAGAAAGTGTGCTGGTATCCGTTCATCATGGCCGTGGAAGGGTTATCCTTGCGGGGCTTTTGGTAAATATCTGTTTAGGGAAAAGTGGTATTGCGGAACACACTTCGCCGTTGCTACAAAAAGGGAGTTGACAGAGCTACAGGAAGGAAAGGAGAAATAATGAAGGCTAAACAAACACAGAGGGGCTTTATTGTTGTTACACATGATACCTATGCCAATGAGCCTATAGAAGAAAGGTTAATTCAAGAATCATCCGCCATAGGAGATTATAAAGACTCTTGGCTTCATCCAGGCAGTAGTGCGTTGTGGATAGGAAAAGACCATCACCTAAATCGTGAGGAGGTTCAAGAATTGATAGAACGGATGCAATACTGGCTTAATAACAAAAGATTGAAACTGTAACTTTGCCCAGTTGGGAAAGGAGGAGGCGGAGGGGAGTATTAGGATGAAAGTTGACGTTAAAATATTCTTGAAAGATAAGAGGTTCTTCGTGTATGAGGGTGCTGAAGGTTGTGGCTACGATGGGCCTCTTATTTGGGTAAAGGATAGTGATGGGGTGAATCACTGCTACCCATTAGTTGATGTAGAAAAATATGAATGGAGGGAGGTTATAACTGCTTATGAAAATCCAACAAAATCAAAAGAAATCGGTTAAAATCACTTGCTTTTTAACCAGAAATAGTGTATACTTAAGGAGTGAAATATGAAAGTCATCAACGTAACGAAAGAGTATTTCCAGACAGAGGACGAGGAGGTTTATTTCTTCGAGCCTTTGGAAAAAGAAATATCCGTTGAGGATATGCAGAAGATTATGGATGCAAACGAGAAATTAGTTAAAGAGGTAAAACATGAGTGTTATAGTAGCAATTAGTGGCGGAAAGGCTTCGGCTTGGTGCGCAGACTGGGCATTGAAGCAGTATCCAAAAGGAGAGGTCATTTTGTATTTCAATGATACAAAATGGGAACATGCAGACCTATGTCGTTTCCTTGATGACCTTTCAAAACACTTTAATCACCCCATCACTTTCGATTCGGATGGAAGAAGTCCAGAGGCATTGTTTCAGGACAACAATGCCTTGGCAAATAATCGTATGCCTTTTTGCTCTCGCATCTTAAAAGCAGAACGACTGCAAAAGTTCTACAAAGATGGAGATACGCTTGTATTTGGTATCGGTGCTGATGAGCCATATAGAGCAAACAGAATTGTCGGAGTTTATCAAACTGTTGCCGTAAAAACTGGAAAATACCCTAAGTTGAATTTTCCTCTCATCGAGGAGAACACAACAAAACAGCAGATTGACGACTTCTTAAAAGCAGCAAACATTCAAGAACCACTCCTCTACAGATTGGGATTTCTACATAATAACTGTTCTGGGGGGTGTGTTCGTGCAGGGAAAAAACAGTGGAAACTACTTTTTGAGAAACTTCCAGAAGTCTATGCGGAACGAGAACGAGTAGAGAGGGAAATGAGAGAATATCTTGGTAAAGATATTTCATTCTTCAAAGATGAAACTCTTGAGGCGTTTCGTGGGCGGATAGAACGAGGGGAGTTGTCATCATATTATGACACGGATGATGAAAAAGAAACAGAGTGTATTGGCATTTGTTCGAGTATCGCATGAAAATCTATAAAATCACAGAAGCAAGCGATTATCTTATGGAATTTGAAAAGGAGGTTAAAGATGTATCGGCCTGATGCTGTACGTCCAAAATTTCCATTCAGATATGTTCTGATTATTCTTGTGTGCCTGATAAGTTTGGGTCTATTGTGGTACGATCAGAATGAGTTTGATAAGGCCATGTTAATGCCGATGAAACGGACGGCTTATTCCAAAACGAGCTATTCAAGTGGATGGTATGTTACTGCAACAGGCGGGGGCGGTGGAGGCGGCGGAGGGTATACTGTTACGGGAGGCGGTGGAGCAAGCTATCATTCAAGGGGCTATAACGAAAATAATTGTTATGTTACATTTGTCGGTAAAATGGCAACTACCGTATGTAACTAATCACGCAAAAAAACTGTGATGCCCTATCTTCTTGACTACCTTCAGCCCATGATCTAACCACTTTTGCATTGTAGGATACGCCGTTGAGGGATTCAAATATTGACAACATTTCACGGCGTGAAGGTCAGGGTCACGCGGTATCGTTCCGTTATTCAATCCCTTCGCTATATCAAAGCACTCCTGCAAAGGCACATTCTTGGCGATCTCAACATCGAAATCATCAGCCAATGCTACGCACTTTTCATAGTATGCCTGACCCGCTTCCGGCATAGTCCATGAAAATTGCCATGGCTTCAAGATAACTTCCTGTATGGTCTTTCCTTCCCAATCGTGCCTATCCACACGTTCAAGAATAACCGTTCCCACGGCTACCCTGCCTTCGTATGGCTCACCCGCCGCTTCACAGTAGATGCACAAGCCCATTAGCTGATTATCCTGCAAGGCTTGAAATATAGGTATGTCAGCGTATTTCATTTCTTAGCCCCCTTATTCATGTGCCATACAAGGGCTTGAACGTCTTTTCGCATTTCACCGATATTGGTCTTTATGTCGGCTACATCGGCACGATAGGTTTCTTTGTCAACCTTCTTTTCCTCAAGCCCCTGTAACTGGCTGGCATGGCTGTTTATGGTCGAGGTCATATTTGCCAGACCCGCCCCCACAAGGAGCATGATTATACCGAGAAATGTAGCGGCTAACCATGCCCACGTCGGATATTTCGCCCCGTTAGTTTCGTTTGCCATTTCATAGAATCCTCTTTACGCTGGCGGTGTAGGTGGTGATCCTGTCATACTTCTGCCCGTGGCTATTCCAAATAGACCCGACACAACGGCGGTTACGATGTTCTCTGACGATTCACCGTAAATGCTCATTGCGACAAGGGCTATTATCCAGACTGCAAGTATGACCATAAACTTGTCATTACAAAGAATGTCTTTCATATTAACCTCACTTTGCCGGAACTGCCGTTAAACCCTGCACGAACCCATCAACCACGTCTTTAATAATCGCATTGTCAAGAAGTGCGGGTGTCTTCGCCGTGGGGTCAAATTTGATTGTTGCCAGTACGCCCTGCACAGCCGCAAGCACTATCGGATCGCCCCCCGCCATGTGTGCAAGAAGCTCCTGTACGCCGAGTGCAAACACAGCATTTACCGCTTGCTGTGAAGTCCCGCTGTCAACCGATGCCATGATGCCCTGTGCGGCGGGTAGGACAACCGCCATCATTGACGGATTCTTTACCGCAAACTCTGACCCTGCCACTATTGCCGCTGTTTTTGTTGCCGTGTCTAAAACGCTTGAACAAAAAATTTTACTCATTACCTTCTCCTTTCATCGTTTGATTAATTCATAACCTTCCACATAAACGCTACCTTGAAATCCCTGTACTTCATATAGCGGAGGACAGATGCCTTTCACGTCTGTAACCATTGTAGGCATCCCCCGATAATAAACCATGTCCCCACTATGGAATTGCTGTGGGGGGCAGAAAACGCTACAACCCACAAGTAGAAACACCGCCAATAAGAGTAACTTCTTCATAGAACTGGTATCCTGTTTGTCCATTTTTGCATTTTTTCGGGTAACTCGCCCGGCCAGTAAGCGGTATCATTAGGTGTACCACCTAAACACACCTCAACATATTCTGAGCAAAAGAGCTTGTCCGTTTCAATTTTACAATGACCAATAAGTTGTCTTGTTAATCCTTCATAATCATATGGCACGCCGAGATATGAAAACGCCCGTTCTTCAATCAAGGGAATTTCAGGTGCATACTGCTCTTTAAGTAAATAAAGATATGCCTTGCCATCCCATTGTTCTAACTTTTTTGACAGGAATGTAACGTCTATTCCGTCACCGAGTGCTTCAAAGACAAAGATCCTTCTCTGCCCCGAATACGGGCTGTCCAGAATAACGGCAAGGGAACTGTGGTTCACGTCATAACCCGTTTTGAGCCTTATAGCATCACCAAGAAGGCTGTTGGCATGCCATTCTACCAAAGCTCCTGTACCAATCTGCCCCCTGACCTTTTGATAAAGGGTTAAATCGTTCATCAATACGCCGCCCATGTCCCACCATTGGTTCCCACTTCACAGAACCACTGATAATAAGAGTTCGTAGCGTCTATACAGGCAGTCCGACAACGGAGAGTGTCACCTTTTACTGCTGCGGTATCTTTGATGCCCTTTCCTGAACCTATAACTCCATCCGTCCCAGCAAGCGCCATTAAATCACCCATTGGCTGTAGATAGACAGAGGTTACTGCGCCGTTGAAATCGGCTGTCGGTGTGAATTTGGGAGCCGTGGTCGCATTGGCGGTGAAGGCAAAAGAGTAAGTGCCTGCCGCCGTCCTTGCCGTGTCGGTTTGCCCCCCCGCTGAGAACGTGACAGAAGTGCCTGCTGTCATGTAAACCGTGTAGGTGGCAAGGTAAGACTGACCGTTGACACAAGAGTAGGTAGAGGTCAAGGCGGTTGTAACAGTTGTGGTATGTAGGGCTTCCCCGCCATTTGCCGCGTTATACGCCCAATTTGCACCCGACCATCCAGTGAGACTTCCTATTCCATAGATGACATTCACAAGGTCAGTCGTAGTCGCTGGTACATTATTCAGGATGCCACTATTGTTTTTTAGACCCCAAAGATTAGATTCTGCTGTGGTAAGATTAACCTGAAAGCTGTATCCCGCCTTTGCCGTAGGAAGATAGTTTGTGATGTCTGCCGCTGCCTGCCCTGTGTTGACGAGTATCGTATCGCTGACCTGAGCTACGGAGAGGCCAACTGCGGTAATGTTGATGGTAAGGCCGGAACCGTTAGTCCAGTATCCAGTTGCAGTAAGTGCCGAAGTAGGCCATCCTGTAGCAACCGTATAATCCCTGCTTCCACTATCGACCAATACAACGGAAGTTACAACACCGCTGTTTTGGGTAGCAACCTTAACGATTGCATCACCCGTCCCCCCTGCTGAGGTCAGCGTAGAATTTGCGCCGTACTGTGATGTTATTTCTACCTTGACAAGGTCACCCGTATTGTAACCCGTTCCTCCATTGGTGGGAGTTGCACTAATAGTCGCAATCGAACCAGAGGTCACAGCGGCAGGTATTATCTGTTCAGTGTGTTTAAGGGGAGCCGTCAAAATTGCGTTTCGGGAAAAGTGCATATCGCCCAAGTTGTCAATGTAAGAAATATCCCTGAAGATTTCATAATTCACGCTCATGCACTGTGGTGGGTATTCAATGGGCTCTACAGTAAGTAGATGTTTTGCATCCGTAACAGATTTGACGGTGTAATAAGATTTTTGGAAAGCGTGGGTTCCAATGTAATTAGATATATGCAGAATGTCGCCAGGTAATACATTTGCAAAGGTCGCCCAAGGGTCGTTACCGTTGATGTTTGAAAAATTATTTAATGTAGCAGTTCCCGCACTACAGCCATCATTATAATTTATCGAACCGCTATAACCATTTGCCCCTGAATTATTTGCTATTGTAAGATACGAACCCCAAAGGTCTGTTTTGTTCCCGCTGGCAAAATTTAAGGTGGAATTATATTGTAAACTTACCTGACCACCGTTCAAGATATTCCCGTACATAGAATATCCGTATCCTGCCGCAACGATGGCCTGGGGAGTTTTCCAAAAGATGTTGTTACTTACAACTTCGTTAGCCATCTGTGGAGAGATTCCCGACTGACCCACATTATAGAAAATGTTTGAATCTATCACGATGGGTGTACCATATGTTGATATGCCTTGATTGAGAATATTATAAAAAGTGTTATGAGATATATCTATGTACGCACCGCCGTTTTCATAGATTCCCCAGTTAAGCGTATCAAAATAATTATTATCTATTCTCGTTCCGGTGTTAGACCCGCCTGTTGCTATCCCTACGCCCTGTGTGCTCGCACTTTGAACGAATTTATTATCGTGAATCGAGCTTCCGGTATCGTCAGCAAAATAGAGATGAGAAACCCATTGAACTGACCGATTTCCTACAAATGAGTTTTTTGAAATATCTCCGTATGTCGTATGGGACATATTTAAGTCTTGAAAACCGCCGTTATCAAAATATACGTCATAGACAAGTGGATAATCGACATAGGTTAACGAAATGCCGTTACTCGCTGCCCCACCTGCTTTAACACGCAAATTTGAGATTGAAACATTTGTAAGGTGCGTTCCATTTGTCCCTACGACATCAAAGACATCTCCAGTTGAGGTATTGTGGATATAGGTGCAGTAACCCGCCCCTTGAATCGTCTGCTTATCATAGACGGAAAGGGCTGTCGTGATTGCGTACGTGCCGCAGGGAATATAGACGTTCCCACTTGCACCCGCAGCATCAAGGCACGCCTGCAACGTCCCATACTTCCCGCAGTCGGTGACGTTGGTGAGGGAACCCGGCATCGGTGGTATTGCGAACGCAGTCGAGGCAATCAGCAATAAACTTATTATGAAAATAGATATCTTTTTCATGGCGTGCCTCCTTACCGAGCCTTAAATATCAGGTCGAGGGTTACTTGCGCCGAGAAGTTAGTGGCGCCGTTTCCAGTAATCGCCACAGTAGGGGCTGACCTGATTACGGGATAGCCCGTTGCGGTATTTTCCATCAGCGTCAACTGTGCTACCGATGCTGAGCCGTTTGAGGTAAGCAATCCGAGATCAATTGCATATCCCTGTGTGTCCGTAATTGTGACCGTGTAAAGCGTTGTCGGACAGGCAACTGAGCATGTAAGCTGAGAAGAACTTACATTTCCCGGCGTTCTTCCTACCTGATACAAATAGTAGCCATAGAGATTGTAGGGTGGATTTGTCGTTGTGGAAGGCACAAGGGCAATCGTAGCGGTTGGAAAGGTAGCCGAACCCCCCGAATCAGCGATACAGGTTATCGTGACTATGGCCGTTACCGCATCTGCAACTCTGTCCTGTGGTGTGTACGAGGTCTTAACGGTCTGTGTGCATGACCCTAATCCGTAAGCCGGAACTGCAAACAGAATTACGAGCATCAATGCTAAAAGTATTTTTTTCATTGTGAATCCTCCTGATTATTTCTTGGGTTTAGTTTCCTTTTCCTTGTCTTCTATAGCTTTCAATTTTGCCTCTAACTCAGGCAGAGCTTTTTGTATCTCCTGATATTGCTGTGGGAGAAACCTCATTTGCATTTCGATATTCTGTAGAATCAATTTGGAGTTGCTTATTCTGAGTTGCAATTCAGTCTTTTCGTCTGCCCATACCGTAGTCGCAAACAACAGAACCAATGCCGTGATGATGATTTTTTTCATATGGTTTCCTTTCTTATTGAATCGTTCCGTACAGTGGTATGTAATATGTATTACCCCCGTAATACACTTTTCCCCATCCATAGAACCCCGGAGGGGTACTACCAGTTACACTATATGGTGCAGTTTGTCCTGTACCGTTACTATAGACAGTAAATACATTTGTTGGTCTAAATTGACCAGCCGAACCACCGGGATCACCCCCTATACCTATTCCACCTCCGGTATATACAAAATTAAACTGAACATTGGAATTTGTCGCCAACCCCTGATTGATGCCTGTTAAGTTTGCGTTGTACGCTTGCACATCACTTCCTATATTAAGACCCAATGAAGTTCTGCCTGTAGCAGCAACAAGATTTGTTGAACCACCATCCCATTGTAGTCTTTGGGAATAGGCTGCATCCCAATTTGTATGATTGTCTGTAATAGTCGTAACTACCGATGCACCATTACCTACAAGTATTCCGGAAAGAGAATCAAGCTGAACCGTACTCACAACATGTAAAGTTCCACCAATACCAACATTACTCTTAAAATATCCCGCACCATTTTGGTCAACATCGAAAAGTGCAGTTGAGTTGTCCGTATCAAGAGCCAAGAATGGGTACTTCCAGCCCTTATTTCCCTCGGCAAGAAATCCCGCATATTGGCGAACATTGTTGAGGGTATAGGGAGAAATATCACCAGAGTAAGCTCGGATACCGACACCATAAAGCGGCGTGCCTCCGGGGTCAACCTGACTAACCAAAATAGCATCAAACACTATCGTGTTTCCAGCATTTGGGGCGGCTCCCCCACTACTATTTTTAAAGACTTGAAATTCCCCGCCGTATATTCCCGCCGTATTCACATTACTTGTGACCAACACATTACTTTCAATACCGCTTATCTCCACATTGGAATTAGCTACTGCCGCCGTCACATCAGATATGATACCATAACCATCATAAGTAGTTCCACCATATGTATATGTCCTTACTATACCCAGTCCAGTTGATTGACCAGAACTAAGTCCCGATGAATCAGACAATGTGCCAGAGATATAAACTATCGTTGTGTTTTTATCATATGTCATAGCTGACATACCCGCTAACACACCCGCATTATTATATTGTGCCTGAGTATCAGACCCACCTGGAGTTGATGACGACGAACTATATGAGAAATTACCCGACCCATCATTCTTTAAAAATCCACTAGAGTTCGCCAAATTAGCAATCGAGGCAAGGTTGACATTATACGCCTCATAGTCGGAAGATGAAGATGCGGTAGATAATGTAGCTATACCGCCAGAAACCGCCATTTTCAGAAGCCCCGTTGTCAATGCTCCGAGATTAACAGCATTGGCAGGTTCACTTGTGGACTGTGTAACCACATAGTACCCACTTGCATTTGCCCCACCGCCTCCACTCACGCAATCCGCACCCGTAGCAGACAAAACACCACTTGAATTGACATGGAGGCATTGTGTTGTGCCAGTCAATGCGCCAAAGGTGGTTGTACCATTAAGCGTAGCCGCCGTAAGGGTAGGGGTAGTAAGCAAAGGAGATGTGCTATATACCAAACTGGTTGATGAAGTTCCCGTTGTGCCTGTAGCTAAGGCAAGATAATTTAACTGTGTTCCAGTAGCCTGTACCTGCGTTGTTCCTATAGTAAGACCCGAAGTCGCCGCGCTATAGGAAGGAACGGTTACAATTCCTGTAAACGTAGGAGATGCCAAAGTAGCATAATTCGCTATTGTTGCAAAAGCTCCTGTCCCGAAAGCTACGTTATTGCTTTTTAGGCAAGTGATTACACCCGCCGATGTTATGGTACAGTCTTGACTTAGGGTTACACCTGCGATATGAGTAGAATCATACCACATGCCTAACTGATTGGCCGTCGGAGTGCCGTGGGTATAAACATTACCGCCACCTCCGCCCCCACTTCCGCAATCGCTACCAGTACCGCTTACAACACCCGCACCGCTTACATGAAGGCATTGAGTTGAACCCGTGATCGGGAAAGTGACTGTGCCAGTAAATGTGGGAGAATTTAACGGAGCATATCCC